GGTGTGCTGATCGTCCTCGCCGTCCTGACCTACCGCGCTCGCGGCAACGTCGCCCGCCTCATGAGGTTCAACTGATGCTGTTCACCGCCGATGAACTGGCCCGGATCATGCGCTGCCCGGCGGCGCGCGCCGTCCGCTGGCACCCGCACCTGGTCACCGCTGCCGGCCGCTTTGGGATCTCAACCCGCCGACGCGCCGCGCACTGGCTGGCGCAGGTGGGACACGAAAGCCTCAGCCTCTCGCGCGTGGAGGAGAGCCTTAGCTACAGCCGCGAGCGGTTGCTTGAGGTCTTCGGCAATGAGGTCTCGCCGGCCCAGGCCGGTCGCTTCGTGCACAACCCCGCTGCATTGGGCAACCACGTCTACGCCTTCCAGAACGGCAATGGCAGCGAGGCCAGCGGCGACGGCTTCCAGTTCCGCGGTCGGGGCCCGATGCAACACACCGGCCGCGGCAACTACCGCCACATGGGCAAGCTGATCGGCTTGCCGCTGGAGGAGCAGCCCGCGCTGCTGATCGAGCTGGAGGTTGGCGCGCTGGCGGCCGCCGCGTTCTGGCAGGACGTGGGCTGCAACCAGCTGGCCGACACAAGCGATGTGCTCGGCGTTGGCCGCAAGATCAACATCGGCACACTGCGCACCACGCGCCTGCCCAACGGCCACGCGGACCGCGTTGCGCGCACCAAGCTGGCGCTCCAAGTGCTGGAGGTGCGTTGATGCCCTCCCCTCGCGTAATCGCCCTGATCATCGTCCTGGTGCTGCTGGCGGCCATCGCCTATGGCGCCGTGTGGCAGGAGCACCGGATCAACGTCGCGCAGCAGGAGCGTGACGACGCGCAGGCCCAGCTGCGGGACGCCCGGGCCATCGCCGACAGCGCGAAGGTCACCACCCAAGTGGTGACGCAGTACGTCGATCGCGTGCAGGTTGTGCGCCAGGTCGGCACCACCATCACCAAGGAGGTTCCTGTCTATGTCACTGCGAAAGCTGACGCTGCTTGCCCTGTCCCTGTCGGCTTTGTGCGCCTGCACGACGCAGCCGCCGAAGGCCGTGTTCCCGAGCCGGCCGCCGGAGATCCTGATGCGCCAGCCCCAGGGCTTGCGCTCTCTGCCGTCGCCGACACCGTCGCTGACAACTACACCACCTGCCACGCCAACGCCGAGCAGCTGATCGCCCTGCAGGCCTGGGTGCAGCAACACTCGCCGCCGGAGCCTTCGCCGTGAGGAAGCCGGCCGCACTGCGCGCCCACCTGGTGGCCGCCATGCCCGACCTAGCGCGCGATGCCGACCGCCTGCTGGTATTCGTGGATGCCGGCTCGATCGTGTCCACCTTTGCGCCCGGCGAATCCTTCCAGTACAGCTACACGCTGAACCTTATCGTCACCGACATGGCCGAGGATCCGGACCGGTTGATGCTTCACTTGTCGGAGTGGATTCGCATCGAGCAATCGGATCTGATGGCCAACCCTGCCCGGCGCGAGGAAATACGCTTCGAGGTGGATGTGCTGGCCAACGACAAGTTCGACGTGTCCATCAAGCTGCCGGCAACGGAACGGGTCATCGTTACGCGGGACGAAGAAGGCAAGGCGCAGTTCGCCAACCCACCCGAGCCCCAGATCGCGGCCGACTGGATCCCCAACGGTGGATGACCTGGCCGCCCTTGAGGCCTGGGCCGCGCCGCTTCTGCGCCGCCTGGAGCCAGGCGAGCGCCGGCGCCTGGCTCGCTCTGTTGGCACCGCTCTGCGCCGGTCGCAGATCCAACGCATCACCCGCCAGCAGAACCCGGATGGCACGCCCTACGCCCCGCGCAAGCAACAGCTGCGCACCAAGACCGGTCGCATCAAGCGGCTGAAGATGTTCGTCAAGCTGCGGCAGGCCAAATACTTCAGGGTCACCGCCACCGACCAGGCGGTATCGGTGGGGTTCACTGGCCGTGTCGGGCGCATCGCCCGCGTGCACCAAGAAGGCATGATGGATGCGGTTCGTCCAGGCGGGCCGCGCACCCGCTACGAGCAGCGCGTTCTGATCGGATTTACCGCTGCTGACCGGGAGCTGGTCAAGCAGCTGTTGCTCACGCATCTGACTTGAGGCGCGCATCAGTGGCGCGCATGCGACAGATCGGACCGGCTCGACGGCATCCGCTGGCACAGTGGGAATATTCCCTACACGCTGCGAGTCATTCCCCGACAACTGCTACGTCACTGCGACTGCTACAGTTCCGCGCGAAACCGAACATGGAGTTCGGTACAGGGGACACCATGTCTGTAAACACTGTTGCCGCGCCGTCAGCCGCTCCGAAGGCCGCGTGGATTTGCCTGGCCATCGCGTGGGTTTGCTTTGTCCTGCCCATTCCGGGCATCGGCCTCTTCGTCGGCTGGCCGCTCAACCTGGTGGCCTTCATTCTTGCCATCGTCGCCATGGCCAAGCGCGGCACCACTGCCGGCCTGTGGCAGTTGCTGGCATCACTCATCGTGTCGCCGGTCGTCTACCTCATTGGCCTGGGAATCATGGCCGGCGTCGGCGGAATGGCCGCTCAGAACGCCGGCACGAACGCGGCAGCCCGCCAGCAGGCAGCAACAGCGGCCACTGCCGAGGTTGCGCCTACCCAGCAGCAGCCCATTGAAGTTGGCGCGCGCCAGCTGCACGCGGCCTATGGCGCGAACGAAGTTGCCGCCGATCAGCACTTCAAGGGCAAGCCGCTGCTGGTAACCGGAACAGTGGAAGCCATTGATTCGGGCTTCGGCGACGAACCCGACGTTCGCCTGTCCGCCGGCGACTTCGCATTCGTTCTCGTCAAGGGCCTGCCTGCATCGAAGGCAGCCACGTTGTCGAAGGGACAGCAGCTCAAGGTGTTGTGCACCGGCGGCGGCGAGGTGATTGGATCACCTGTTCTTGAGGATTGCGCCGTCCAGTAAGGCAGCGGTGCCGGCCTACCAGCCGGCAATCTTGAACGCTGAAAGTCGCAGAGGGCACCCGAAGGGGTGCCCTTTTTTTGTAGCCGTGCTCGCAACGTGCCGCCCACGACGGCCCGCGAAGTGAATACAGCGACGCTAAGGCGGTCGCCCCGATTCCCTTTGCCATGGCCTCTTTTACTGCGGTTGACCTGTCCAAGCTGCAGGCGCCGGACCTAATCGATGAGCTGGACTTCGAGACCATCTTCGCCCAGGCGATGGCCCAGCTTGTCGCTCTGATTCCAGAGTTCACGGCGCTGGTGGAATCCGACCCGGTCTACAAGCTGGTGCAGCTGTTCTGCGCGCGCGAGCTGGTGCTGCGCCAGAACGTCAACGACAAGGCGCGCCAGTGCATGCTGGCTTTCGCCACAGGCTCCAACCTCGACCACATCGGAGCGCTGTTCGGCGTCACCCGTCTGACGCTGGATCCTGGCAATGCTGACCAGGGCATTGCGCCGACGCTGGAGCCCGACGTGGACCTGCGCCGCCGCATCCAGCTCGCGCCCGAAGGCTTCAGCGTCGCCGGGCCGGAGGGTGCCTACATCTTCCACGCACTAAGCGCGCACCCCGACGTGCTCGACGCCAGTGCAACCAGCCCGACCCCGGGCGATGTCGTGGTGACCATTCTGTCCCGGCAGGGCGACGGTTCCGCCGGCGCCGCGGTGATCGAGGCGGTGACCAATGCGCTACGCGATGACGACGTGCGCCCGCTCACCGATGCGGTGACGGTGCAGAGCGCGCAGATCGTGCCCTTCGAGATCCACGCCCGGGTCTACACGTTCGCCGGCCCAGACTCGGCGGTCGTGATGGCCGAGGCCATGCGCCGCCTCAATGCCTATCTGGCCGAATCCCACCGCATCGGCCGCGACGTACCCGAATCGGCGATCAAGGCGATGCTGTTTGCCGACGGCGTGCAGCGCGTGGAGCTGGACGCGCCGGCCGGCGACGTAGTCATCAGCCGCACGCAGGCGCCGTTCTGCACGCTGATCGATGTGGAGCACGCCGGCGTCGATGAATAACGCCCTGCCGCCGAACTCCACAGCGCTTGAGCAGGCCCTAGCCGCGCTCACCACGCGCCTGGAGGCCATCCCTACGCCGCTGCCCGACCTGTGGGACGCCGACGCCTGTCCGGCCGACCAACTGCCGTGGATGGCCTGGACGCTCTCCCTGGACGACTGGCAGCCCACATGGAGCGAGCCGGTCAAACGCCAGCGCGTGCGCAGCGCCATTGCGATCCAGCGGCGCAAGGGGACGGCCAACAGCGTACGCATGGTGGTGCAGTCCTTTGGTGGGGCGGTGGCCATCCGCGAGTGGTGGCAGACCGAGCCGCGCGGCCTGCCGCACACCTTCGACCTTTCATTGACCCTCACCGGCGCCGACGGCCAGACCGCCAGCGCCCGTTTCGTCAACGAGGTCATTGCCGAGGTCGAGCGCACCAAGCCTGTGCGATCCCACTTCACCTTCACTCAAGGCTTCCAAGCAGAGGCGCGCGTGGGCGTGCTGGCCGTCGCGCGGCCAGCGGTCTACCGCCGCCTGCTGATGGAAGCCCAATAACTGGACCTGCCCATGCCCGGACTGAAGCTCCAAGTCACCAACGCCGGCCGCGCTGCCCTGGTCAACGCACCCAACACGGGCACCAACGCTGTGCTCGTCAGCCAGGTCGGTATCGCGACCGCACCGTTCACTGTCTCGGCCGCGCTGACCGCACTGCCGAGCGAGCTGAAGCGCTTGGCCACTGTGGGCGGCACCATTGCCGCCGATGACACCATCCATGTCTCCGTGCGCGACGAGTCAACGTCCGCCTACGACTGCTACGGCTTCGGGCTCTACCTGGCGGACGGAACGCTGTTCGCGGTCTACAGCCAACCCGAGCTGCTGCTCGGCAAGGCGGCCGGCGCCATGATGCTGTTGGCGCTGGACGCTGTGTTCGCCGATATCGACGTGCAGCAGATCACCTTCGGTGCCACCAACTTCATCGATCCGGCGGCCACCACGGAGCTGCCAGGCGTGGTGGAGCTGGCAACGGAGACCGAAGCTACCGACGGTACCGACAAAGTCCGCGCGATCACCGCGTGGCTGTTGAAGAGGGTGCTCGATGCCCGGCTCGGTGCTGCGGCACCGTCGGACTTCGTGAAGTCGCTGCTGGGCCTGGGCACTGCGGCGCTGTTTCGCACAGCGCTGGAGCTGAAAGGCGCCGCGCTGAAGGATGAGGGTGCCAACAACGGCCTGGACGCGGACAAGCTCGACGGTCAGCACGGCGCCTGGTACCGCGATTGGGCCAACCTGACCAGCGTTCCATCTACCGCGATCTCCTGGCCAACCTGGGACCAGGTGCAACTCAAGCCGGCGACCTTCCCGCCCTCGGCGCATTCGCACCCGGAGTACGTCGCCAAGTCCGGCGGCGAAATGACGGGTCAACTAAAGTTCACCGGCAACATTAACCAGATCAGCATGCTCAACGGTGGCTATGAGCGGCTGTGGATTCTGTCCGTTACCGGCGACTGCGGCATCTTCGACCAGAACGCGGGTTCGTGGGCTTTTCGGTACACGCCCGCCGGTGACTTCTACGTGCGCAAGGGCATGGGCGCGGCCGGCACTATCGTCGGGGACTCCAACGGCACAGGAGGGGTTGCGGCATTTCAGATCGGCAATGACTCCGCGCTGTGGGATATCAACGTCGGTAATGCGGCCGGACTTCGTGGCCTCGGCAACCCCGCCTTAGGCGCCCTGTACTTCGGTACCGGCAACCAGGTGTATTACGGTACGTCTGGGTCTACGCCGACAATTTCGGGCAACGGGGTCCAGAACCAGCACCAAACCAACGTGGCTGGTGGCGGCCTGCATTACCAGTATTGGGACAGCCAGCACATCGCCTATTACAAGCGAGCCGGTGCCTATGGGTTCTATTGGCGCAAGAACAACACCGGCTCGCCGGGCGGGCCGGGCGAAGTCGAGCTGATGAACCTCAGCGACGCCGGCAAGCTCTGGACCCTAAGCGGCTATGGCTGGGGCTCCTCGCGCAAGCTCAAGGACATTATGGGCGCCTCACCCTACGGCCTGGCCGAGGTCGAGCAAATGTCCGTCCACCTTGGGCGCTACAAACCTGCCTACAACCCAGACGGGCGCGTGCGGTTGTTCCTGGACGCAGAGCAGCTGCTGGAAATGATGCCCGAGACCGTGGATGCCGAAGGGGTCGCGTTCAACGGCGAGCAAGTGCCCGGCGTGCAGTTCGACCAGCTTTTGCCGGTGGCATTCAACGCCATCAAGCAGCTTTCCCACATCGTGCGCGACCTGCAGGCCCAAGTGGCAGACCTGCGCGTCACCCACTGAAACCAAGCGAGGATCCAATGGACACCAACTCCCGCATCCGCAATCTGGCGCCCGGCGTCGATGTAGAGCGCATCGCGGTCGAATCGCACTTCTTCTACGACCCGCTCACCGGTAATGCCAACGTGGTCTTTCAGGGCATGGAGTTCCTGATTCTTGATAGCGCGGTCAACAAGATGCTCGACGGGCGCGAGCCCTTGACCACGACTTCGGATGAGATCGCCGTGCGCCAATTTGCGGCCGGGCTCTCGGATCCGGTGACCGGCCAGGATCTGTCCAACATCAGCGCGGCCGGCATCGTGATCTACCTCAAGGCGGTC